CAGATAGGAGAAACAGTCTATGTCAAAAAAGGAAACGGTAAATTTAGGTTTAAGGCAAGAATATCAGCTCCTAACGAAAATATTTCAATTAACCCTCTTGATGGCACTGACATAAGCACAACAACTGATTACACTTCAAACCTAACCTTTATCAATATTGATACTAAGTCACTTGCAGATCAAGTTAAAGGTAATTACTATGGTTCTCCTAAACTCAATGATTACTTAGTTGGAGAGACAAGTGGTGCAGTTGCAAAAGTTTCTAGTAAAGATTTAATTACAGATAAGAAAGGTAATCTTAGAGGTTCGTTCTTTATTGATGATCCAAGTAAAGCTGGCAATCTTACATTTAAGACTGGAACAAAATTATTCAGACTTAGCGACGATAGCACCGATAGTAAAGTCGTTGGAGTATCAGACTCTAGCGGTGAAGCAGAATTTACTGCATCAGGTATTTTACAGACAACACAAGAGACAATCATCTCTGTTAGAAACGCAAAGATAACATCTGAGGCACAACTTGACGCTAGAACATTAGTTAATGTTACACAAACTAAGAGTGAAGAAACTAGATGGGTTGACCCATTAGCACAAACTTTCTTAGTAGAAGATTCAACTCTTGAGGGTGGAGTATTCTTAACTAAAATTGATATATTCTTCTTTACTAAAGATGAAGAGATTCCTGTTGCATTAGATATTAGAACTGTAGTAAATGGTAATCCAACACAGACAGTCTTACCATTCTCCAAAGTGGTTAAGCAAGCAGAAGATGTATTCACATCTACAGATGCTTCTAAACCAACTACATTTACATTTAAAGCACCTGTCTTCATACCATATAGAACAGAGCATGCTATGGTGTTGACATCTGACTCAAACCAGTACAAAGTATTCATCTCTCTTCTTGGTAATGACGCTATTGATGCTGCTCATATCGGAGAGAAAATATCTGAGCAACCATATATCGGTGTGTTATTCAAGTCACAGAACGCATCTACATGGACACCTTCACAGTATGAAGACTTAATGTTCAAGATTTACAGAGCAGAGTTTACACTACCAACCACAGCATCACCTTCTAAACTTCTTTTAGAAAATGGTGAGTTGGGTGAAAGTAATGGTGGTTCATTGAACTTAGGAACAAACTCACTTAAAACAACTGCGGGTAGTGATCTGATTAGAATATTCCACAGTAATCATGGAATGCAATCAACACTTAATTACTTGAAAATTAGTGGTGTTATATCAGAGGTTGCAAACAGTCAACTTGCATCTGGATTAAGTTCTACAGACACTAGTTGTGAGATTGCAGAAAACAACGGATTCCATACTACCATAGGTGGTTCTGCTGCAAGTTCATCAAATCCTGGTTTTATTAGAGTTCTTGGTGCTGCTGAGGATGGTAGTGAGGATGAAATTATTGCATACTCTGGATTAAGTGGAACTAATAATAAACAAGTTAACTTTATCACTAACGGTAGAAATCATACTGGAACATCTGGATCATCAACTGGAAAGACGCATGCATCTGGTGCAGTGGTAGAATGCTATAACTTTGATGGTATACCTCTTACTAAAATCAATAAGACACATAGTAGCGGTGTTCAGTCAATCAACAGTCCACATAGTTACAACTTACAAATTTCTGGAGTTAATGCAGGAACTGGTATACAAGGTGGTGGTGGAAACATAGTTGCATCACAGAATATTCCATGGGATGTTCTTACACCACAAATCCAAAGTCAATTAGAACCTAGAACTAGCATGGTTGCTAGAGTCCAAGGAACAAGTGGTACATCTTGCGGACCTTTCCCATCAGGATCTAGTGCTGAAACATCCTTTGTAAAAGACAGTGATTTCCAAGACGTAACTATTGGAGAAGAGAATTACTTCCCTGCTACTAAGATAGTTGCAAACCAGATCAATGAAATTAACAGAATGAATAGTGTTAAGTCACTTACTCTTGAATTAAATCTTGATTCTGAGGTATCACACCTATCACCTGTTGTTGACTTGACCAGATGTGACATGATTACAACTGCAAACATAATTAATAACGTTGAACCTACATCTGGCATTGGAACAGAATGTGCAGGAAACTATATTACTAAAGTTGCAAGACTAGAGAAGAGTGCTACTGGACTTAAGGTTATGCTTGCTGCAAACACTTGGACTGACTCCAAGATTGTAGTCATGTTCAAACTAATTCCTGTTGGTTATGTAGATAGTTTAGATGAACTACCATTCCAATTCTTTAACACTACAGGCAGACCAGACAGCGGTGAGTTGATTCCACAAAATGATCTAGTTACATTTACAGATTATGAGTATACTGTAGAAGATGTAGATGAGTTTGATGGATTCCAAATCAAGGTAAGTCTACTGAATCACAATCAACCATATATACCAAGAGTTAAGGATTTAAGAGGAATCGCATTAGCATAATGGAAGAGATTGAACTAATCCCTGTTGAGGGTCATAATACCCTTGGCAGGGATCCTGCGTCTAACGCAATACTCAATACTGACTCCACACAATATGACGCTTACATAAAGGCAAGAGAAAAAGCAAGGAAGAAGGATCGTACCTTACAAGAATTGCAAGACGAAGTTGCTGAACTGAAGGCACTTGTGAACAACTTAGTTCAGAAAGAGGATAAATAAAGTTAAGCTAAATAATACAGGAATCTTTTGACTAATGGCTTCTGCTATATCCAATTTAATAATCTATCAGGGTTCTGATTTCATCACCGATTTTACAATTGAGAATGATAACGGAACTTTATTTGATTTGACTGGTTATACAGTAGCATGCAAGATAAAGAAGCATTATACAAGTAGCACGTCCACTACTGTAACTGGAGCAATTCTTTCTCCTGCTACTTCTGGGCAAATTCAATTATCTCTAGGTAACACAGTTACTACTGCAATGAAAGCAGGGAGATATGTATATGATGTTGTTATAACTTCAACGACTGGTCAAAAGACTAGAGTGTTGGAAGGATCTGTAAGCGTTCTTGAGGGGGTAACACTTTAAATGGCAAGATTAAGATTTGGGGATCAATCAGTCCCAAAAGTAACTAGAGTAGCAGCTGGTGGCGGTGGCGGTTCACTTGGAGGTATGTCTGATGTTGATTTAACAGACTCATCTCAAGGAGGACTAGCAGACGGTTCAGTGCTTGTATATGATGCAGCAAATACAAAATTTGTTGCCACAAACGTATTAAATAACATAACAGTAAATGGGGGTAGCTTCTAATGGCATCCAATATTCTAATTAAAAGGAGTACTGGTTCAACCGCACCTGGTAGTATTACATTTGGTGAACTCGCCATTACTACAGGAGCGAACGGAACTCAGGCAAACGCAGGAGACAGACTATTTGTTGGAGACAATAATGGTGCTGCACAGATTGTAGGTGGTAGATACTTTATGGACATGTTGGATCATGTTCAAGGAACACTTACCGCTAGTTCATCTGTACTAGTCGATAGTAATTCAAAAATTGATCAATGGAATGTTGATGACATTACAATGAATGCCAATGTCATTACAACATCAACCACTGATACTGATCTTGTTTTCCGTGCAGATGGAACAGGTAAGATAGTAATTGAAGATGGTCAGGAACTAGAGTTTGGTACTACAGGAGATGTAGAATTCTCATTCAATGACTCAGATGCAGTTTTAGATGTCAAGCGAGTAACAGGAACCCCCGACTTGCGTATCGCTGACGATATGAAACTAATCTTTGGTACCAACAAAGATGCTTCTATCACATATGATGAGACAACAAGTGATAAACTAAAAATTGATGGTGCTGACATTGAGATTGGAACCACATCAACTAGTAAAGTAAACTTTGCAAATACCACAGACGCTTCTAACGTTGACACCGCTAGTGTTACGTTTGATGGTGGTATTGGTGTTGCTAAGACAGCATATATCAAAGACTTGAACGTAGATGACAACACAACTCTTGGAACAGCAGCTGGAGACTCTTTAACAGTCAATGCAACTACTACTTTCCAGAATGGTGTAACTTTCAACGGAACTACAACTATAGCTGGTAATACAACTCAGACTGGTTTTATTGAGGTTGATAACCTTAAATTAGATGGTAACTCAATTTCAACAATCAACTCTGTACAGGAATTAATACTCGACCCTGATCCTACAACTGATGCGGGTGGTCTTGTTATCATCAAAGGTGACCTACAGATTGATGGAACTACAACTACAGTGAACTCTGCTTCAATGTCAGTTAACGATCCTACAATCGA